ATGCATGAAGATCGTACCGGCGATGCGTTGCCTGAAGTCGGTGCTGCCGCGCCGTCTGTGCCTGCCACGGCTGATATGGCCGCGAGAGTGGCAGCCCGCGTCAAAGATGAAGAGGCGTCACGCCCGGTTGCCCCGAGAGATGAAGTGCCCGCACTCAGTGACGACTTCATACTGAAGTGCCTGAAGGCCAATCGCGTTGGCGACGCCATGCTCTTCAACGCGCTAAACCGAGGAAAGTTCGTCTACGTCAAACGCTGGGGGCGCTTCATCCGCTGGGCCGGGCATCACTGGGAAGAGGACATCATGGAGACCTCACAGGCTGCGGTCGAGGCCGTGTGCGAAGCGTACCTCCGTGCTGTCTCGAGCCTGTCGAAGCAAGCCGACGACGCCGTGGGAGACGAGAAGGCCCTGCTCGAGCGCAAGCGCGAGGAATTGCTCAAGCGTGTCAGCTTCCTTCGGGCACCGTCCGGGCGCGAGCAGCTGCTCCGGTGTACCCACACCATCGCCGACCCCCTTGCCATCACGGGTGATGAACTCGACCAGCAGCCGTTCCTGCTTGCCTGCCGGAACGGGGTCATCGATCTGCGGACAGGGGAGTTCCGCCCCGGCCATCCTGACGACTATGTGCTCAACGCCTGTCCCATCGAATGGGCCGGCATCGATGCGCCGTGCCCGCAGTTCGAGCGGTTCATGTACTCCTGCCATGAGAACGAGGCCATCGTGTCGTTCCTGCAGCGCGTGTTCGGCTACGGCATCATGGGAGCGAGGGATGATCACTACTGGTTCGTGTTTTACGGGGCGCGGGGGCGCAACGGTAAAGACACCCTTCTGAAGATACTGACCGCCATCCTTGGCGATGACCTCGCTTCGACCATCGACACGGCGCTGTTGCTGGATACCAAGCAGCCGCGAAGCAGCGCGGGGCCTTCGCCCGACGTGCTCGCCCTGCGCGGCAAGCGCATGGCCTTCGCCACCGAAGCCGAGGACGGCCAGAAGTTCGCCATGTCCAAGATCAAGTGGCTGACGGGCGGCAGCAACCTCATGGCCCGGGGCCTTCAGGACAAGCTCTACACCACATGGAAGCAGACGCATCTGCTGTTCCTTCTGACCAACGAGATACCGCGCGCCAAGGCCGACGACGACGCCTTCTGGACGCGCACCCTCGCCGTGCCGTGGAAGCTCCGTTTCGTGGATCATCCGACCACGCCTGACGAACGGCCCCGTGATCCACAGATGGAGCACAAGCTGATGAAAGAGCTTCCCGGCATCCTCGCGTGGCTGGTGCGCGGGTGCCTCGAGTACCAGCGTGTCGGACTCAACCCGCCTGAAGAGGTGCTGGCCTGTACGCGCGAGCGGCGCAGAGCCTTCGACGATGTGGGCCGCTTCCTGACCGAGTGCTGCGAGATCGAGCAGGTCGTCGAGGGCATCGAACCTGCCACGCGGACAAGTGCCACGGTGCTGCTTAACGCCTTCAACTGGTGGCTGCACAAGAACGTGGACTCTTCCTACTCGTATAGCGCCCGGCGGCTTGGTGACATCCTCGCCAAGAAGGGCATTCCCAAGAAGAAGTCGGGCGGCATGGTCTACCTTGGCGTCTCGCTTCTGCCCGAGGTCGAGGACGAGATGGCTGCGGATACGAGTCCGTCTGACGCGTCCTCTGCCAAAAGGAGGAAGCTCTTTGACTAGGCCGCACGGAAACCTCCCAAAAGCTCCCGTTGTAATGACGGACGCGCAGTCACAACATTCAGTGATGATTGGAGGAATAGTCACGTCTGGAGGTTGGGAGAGTCCGCAGCGGTATCTTGCCACGCACATGCGCATGATTGCGAGTTGTGTGCATCGCCCACGTCGAATGTCCCATGCTCCCATTCATTAAATTTATTATGGAAAAACATAAGGTTAAAGAAAGAAATGAGCTGGGAGATTTCAGGGATATTGGGAGGTTCAGTCGAATGAAAGCGCCGTTGCTTGAAAGACTTGCTGCCCGTGGTCTGCAGCCCAGAAAGGTGTCCACCGGCAGGGGGGACAGGGGCGAGGAGTACGCTAGCCCGTGTCCGGTGTGCGGCGGGCGTGACCGCTTCCGCATCTGGCCTGAACAGCCGGGCGGTCCTGCCTGCGCCAAGGCCGGAGTGGTCGGCACATGGTTCTGCCGTCAGGAACAGAAGGGCGGCGATGTGCTCGAGTACCTGCTCACGGTCGAGCGTCTTGAGTGGGCCGAAGCCTGCAAGGAACTCGGCATAGAGCGCACGACCTTCGTGCCCGGCAGGCTGCCCGCCATGCCCAAGGCGATCCGCAAGGCCAGCTTCCAGCCGAAGCCCTCGGCCTTGCCGGGTGACATCTGGTCAGCCCGGGCAGGCAAGTTCGTGGCCGATGCCCATGCTGCCTTGCTGCGCACGCCCCGGGCGCTGGCCTATCTTGCCGAGCGTGGGCTTCCCGAGGCCGCCGTGCGTCGCTACCGCCTTGGCTACCTCGCCGGGGAACAGGGACGGCAGGGCGTCTTTCGCGCTCGCTCTGCGTGGGGTCTTCAGCCCAAGGAAGGCAAAGACGGCAAGCCGAGAACCAGCATGTTCATCCCTCGCGGCATCATCATTCCGGCCTACGGGCCTGCCGGGCAGGATGGCGCGCCGTTGCGTATCCGAATCCGCAGGCCCGACGCCGATGTGGAACAGTGGGGCGACAAGTACATGCTCGTCGAGGGCGGTTGCGGGCGCACCACGATGCTGCTGGGCGAGGCTCCTCGTGCGGTGGTCGTGGTCGAGGCCGAACTGGACACCATGCTCGTGCATCATGCCGCTGGCGACCTTGTCGGTGCGCTGGCCGTGCTGACAAACCGGGGCCGTCCTGACGCCACAGCCCATGCAGCGTTGCAATCCGCTGCGTCCATCCTCGTGGCACTGGACTACGACGGTCCGGGGGCAGACGGCTGGGCGTGGTGGCGCGAGACCTACCCGCAGGCCAAGCGGTGGCCCGTTCCTGCGGGAAAGGACCCCGGCGACGCCTTCAAGCAGGGCGAGGACCTGCGGGCGTGGATTCTTGCCGGGTTGCCTCCGGTGCTGGCCATGGAACATGCCAAGGCTCGGGGCGCGGCGCAGCTTTCGTCTGTCGAACAGTCTTCGACTTCGGCCTCCGCGCTCGCCCCGTGTGCGACTGCATCCGCCCCCATTCCCACCCCGGCGGCTGCCGCAGCATCGGCCCCTGCATCCTCGTGCGGCCTCCAGCCGGACGTTCTGCAGGAGGTGCTGGCCTTCCGTTCCCTGTGGGAGGGCATGCCGGTGAAGTATGTGCGCTTCAATTCCGGCGGGTACGAGTGGCAGTACCCGGCCCCGTGGGGCAAGCGCCACATGGCCCGCCTGCACGAACTGCTTCGGCGTTTCGACGCCACACCGGCCTTGTGGGACTACTTCGCAGAGCACCCCGCCCGCATCATCACCCCGGACAATCTGCTGTGCAGGGCACGGCGTTCCAACGCCAACAACGCCAACAGGCCGCATCAAAACGACGCGGCCTGTTGCTGACAACCAAGGTGAGGGTTGCCCTGCAGAGTTGCCGCTCTTCAGGGCGACCGGATGTAGCAGCATCCGACCAGGACCGACCCAACCCTCATGCCAACGGCGGCAGAGGCATAACAGGAATCCTAGCGGATGGAAAACCTCAACATAGAGAAATGGCCCGTGGACAGGCTTCACCACAGCGAACATGCCACCCGTCGTAATGACGATGCCATACCCCGTATGGTGGACGCCCTGCGTATGTTCGGCTTCCGGATACCCTTGCTGGTCACCGGGGCTGGAGAGGTGGTGGACGGCCACTTGCGGCTCAAGGCGGCGATTGCCATGGGCATGACCAGTGTGCCGGTGATCGTCGTGGATGACATGACGCCAACGCAGGTGCGGACCTTCCGGTTGCTGGTCAACCGTTCGGCGACATGGGCCGAATGGGACGACGAGGCATTGCGCGTCGAACTGGCCAGCCTGCGCGACTTCGGCGTGGACCTGACGATGACCGGCTTCGCCGATGCGGAACTCGACGCCTTCCTGCAGGGAGTCGCCCTAGCCGGAGAGACCGATCCGGACATGGTTCCACCTCTCCCTGAAGCACCTACATCCCGCCCGGGTGATGTCTGGAACATGGGTGGGCATCGTCTTCTCTGCGGCGACAGCACGTCTGTGGAAGATGTTGTCCGGCTCATGGCTGGCGAGCAGGCAGACATGCTGTGGACCGATCCGCCTTACAACGTCGACTACTCCGGCAAGGCTGGCAAGATCCGGAATGACAAGATGAGTCCGGAAGACTTCGACGCGTTCCTGCTGCGTCTTCTGTCGCGTTCCTATGAAGCTTTGGCTGACGGGGCTGCCGCCTATGTGGCCCATTCCGAGGCCGGAGGCGGTACGGCGTTTCGCAAGGCATTTGCCCACGCCGGCTACAAGCTCGCGTCATGCCTCATCTGGCGGAAGCATCAACTCGTACTTGGGCGAGGCGACTATCACTGGCAGCACGAACCCATCCTCTACGGGTGGAAGCCGACGGGCAAGCACCGCTGGTACGGCAACCGCAAGCACACCACGCTGCTGGAGCACTTCGCTGGGCAGACGGTCCTGCCTGCTGGCGAGGGCGTGTGGCAGGTGGCTACGGGAGACGCTGTGCTGCTCATCCGGGGGCAGGATGTGACGGTGGAGGAGGTCTCCACCTCGATTCTTGCGGTGGCAAAGCCCGCACGCTCCGAGTTGCATCCCACGATGAAGCCCGTGGCACTCGTGGAACGCATGGTGGCCAACAGCTCTCCTCGCGGCGGGCTGGTGCTCGACCCCTGCGGCGGTTCCGGAACGACACTCATCGCCTGCGAGCGCATGGGAAGGCGCTGCAATACGATGGAGCTTGATCCCCGTTTTGCGGACGTGATCGTCCGGCGCTGGGAGGAAGTCACAGGCAAGACAGCGGTACTGGAAGGCGGCGCGTCATTTGCCGATGTGCAGCTGGCGAGGGAGGTGGCTCATGCATGAGCATGATTTGCTGTCTCTCGTGGACAAGAGTGCGGAGACCGATCTGCCCTTGCTGCTCAAAGCCAAAGAGGCCGCCTAGCGTCTGGTGAATGATGATCCGTCGGCGGAGCACCTGCGGCTCCTTGAGCGGGTCACAAAGATGCTGGAGCAAGTGATGCACACAAAGCAGAGCTTCGGCTCGCTCAAGGATGTGCTGGCACATCTGCAGGAGCAGGGGCGAAAGATCAGCCAGAGCAAATTGTATCAGGACAAGGGAAGGGGGCTTCTGAAGGCACAGCCGGATGGGACGTACCGCAAGCGTGACGTGGACCGTTACGCGGCCAGCCTGCCCACCCACGCCCTGCCCGAGAAGGAAACGGCAGAGGCGCAGGAATACGCCTCGCGCAAGGCCAAGGCAGAGGCCGAGAAGCTTGAGGAACAGGCCAAGGCCGAACGGTTCAAGAACGAGGTGCGCGCCGGCAAGTACATCCTGCGCGATGACGTGGAGGTCGAACTGGCGGCCCGTGCCGGGGTGCTGGCAACGGGTCTGCGAACCATGTTCGAGACGAGCCTGCTCGACCTCATCCACACCGCCGAGGGCAATCCGAAGAAAGCCCCCGACCTTCTGTCGTTCTTTGAACGCCAACTGGACGCGGCACTCAACGAGTATGCGCGTCCTATGACCTACGAGGTTGTGTTTGATGACTCCGACCCTGTTGCCGAAGCCGAAGAATGACGACTGCCTGCGCGTTGTGGTTCGCCTGCCTGCGGGCACTGCGCGCGAAATCGGTTCACGCCTGCACGAACGCCAGACAGGGCGGCCCGGCGTGTACCGCTTCAACTTCTCCATGGCCGAGCGTGCCGTCATGCGCCGACGAGCACCCATGCCGGTAAGCCAGTGGGCCGAGCGTCACCGCGTGGTGGCGTACTCCACCATTCCCGGGCGCTGGCACAACTCCATCACGCCCTACAGCGCGGGCATCATGGACGCCAGCTTTCACGAGGCGGTGCGGAAGATAGGCATCTGCAAGTGCCCGCAGTCAGGCATCACCGAGGCCATCCACAATTGCATCGGCTACGCCATCGACCGTTCCCCGGGGCCGGTCATGTACGTCTACCCCGATGAACTCACCGCCCGCGAGAACGCCAAAGACCGCATCCAGCCCATGATCGAGAGCAGCCCGCGCCTTGCGACCTATCTGACAGGCTCGGCCGATGACCGCTCAAGCCTGCGCATCAACCTGCGGCATATGCCCATCTTCCTCGCATGGTCGGGGTCTGCCGCACGGCTGGGCAACAAGCCCATCCGCTATCTCGTGCTGGATGAACTGGACAAGTATCAGGGCAGCCGGAACGAGGCCTCCGCCGAAGCCCTTGCCGAAAAGCGCACCATCACATGGCGGCACAAGGCGCGTATCTGGAAGATATCCACCCCCACGGTGGAATCGACAGGCATCTGGCAATACATGACGCGCGAGGCGCAGGCCGTGTTCGACTTTCATGTGCGCTGCCCGCATTGCGCCATGGAACAGCTGATGACCTTCGACAGAATCCGCTGGCCCGAGGATGTCCGCGACCCGGAGGACGTGCTTTCGCGCCAGCTTGCCGAGTATGTCTGCGAGCATTGCGGCAGTGTATGGCACGACGGCGACCGCGACCGGGCCGTGCGCCTTGGGCTGTGGCGTGAACGCTCGACAGGGCTTGAACTGAAGGCCCACCTCGACACGCACCGGCCCGCGAACGTCGGTTTTCATCTGCCTGCATGGCTCTCGTATTTCGTGTCGCTGTCCAAGGTGGCGGCGTCCTTCCTGCGGTGGAACGCCTCGAAGAATCAGGAGGACCTGAAGGACTTCTGCAACAACTTCAAGGCGGAACCGTGGCGGGTCTATCGCATGGACCGCGACGAGGACCGCATTCTTGCCCTGTGCGACGACAGGCCGCGCGGCATGGTGCCGGGGCCGCTTGCCGAAGACGGTACGCCGCGCATCGCCGCACTGGTGGCAGGTATCGACACGCAGGGCAGTGACGAGCACCGGGGCTACTTCCGCTATGTCATCCGCGCCTTCGGCTGGGGGCAGGAGGATGAAAGCTGGCTCATCCAGTGCGGTACCGCGCCGACCTTTCCGGCACTGGCCGAGATTCTCTGGGGCAGTGTCTACCGCGACGGGCACGGGAACGAATACCGGGTTCGCCTTGCCCTGCAAGACTCCATGGGCCACCGGACGAAAGAGGTCTATGCCTTCTGCGCCGCCAACAAGGGCCGCATCTTTCCCACGCAGGGCAAGCAGCATCAGGCTGCGCCCCTGACCTATTCGCCCCTGGAATACTATCCGGGCACGCAGCGCCGCATTCCGGGCGGTCTGCGCCTGCTCAAGGTGGATACGACGTTCTTCAAGAACGACCTTGCGGCGAAGCTATCCATTGCGCCGGAAGACCCCGGTGCCTTTCACCTGCACCACGACACGCCGCTGGAATACGCGCGGGAGATGGTCGCAGAATACTACGATGAACAGAAGCAGGCGTGGGTCTGCCCTTCGGGGCGGGATAACCACTATTGGGACTGCGAGGTGCTTGCCCTTGCCGGGGCCTTCGCCCTTGGCGTGCGTAACTGGAAGCAGCCGCAGCAGGAACCGAAGATGAAGAAGGAGACACCGCAAGTGCCGGTCTCGCCCACAGGGGGAGTCCGCCCAAGCTGGTGGGGAGGTGCGCGATGAATAGCGGGAACGATTTGGGCCGCAAGCTCAACTGGAGGCAGGCATGCACGCTGCTTGGGTGCAGCCAGAGTCACTTCTACAACCTCGTGAACTCGGGAGAAATACCGTCTTACAGGCATGGTGTTGTTCGGGGCGTTCGTGTGCTGGAGCAAGATTGCCTGAACTATTTGGCGCGGCGGCAAGATGAACGGGAATTGAGGCAAAATCATGTCTGAAAGGCGTAAGCCATACTCGTCTTTTTGCCTAAAAAACGGGGCAAGGCGGCAGAAGGTCGAACTCTATGATGCGTCCGAGTGGGGAGAACCTTCGGGGTGCTTCAGGCTTCGTATCAATGGGCGATGGGCAGACGGACGTTCCGGCGTGCATGCCTATCACTCCATAGCTGAAATCGCGACAATGTTGGCAACGGCGTTGACCGGGCAAGAGTTTACTCCCGACTCGCTGCCTCCTCTGTCGCGGGGAATGCGGGTGTCGGTTCCTAACGGGCGTAGCTTTGCGGGGCTTGCATTGCGTGATGTCACCTTTGTGCTGACCGAAGGCCCCCTCCGTGATGCTTCCGGTCACTGGTTTGTGGGGGTGGCCAGGGTTGGGGGAGGCATGAGGCTCGTGCCGGTGGAAGATGTGAGAGTGCTATAGGCTCTGCCTATTACGCCGATGGAGTCGGTAATGCCGACACCATCTAGCACCGAAGGGGTGTCGGTAATGCCGACGCCCTTTCGCAACAAAGGGGGAGTCGGTAATCATGGACACCCTTTCCGTCCGCAGAAATGGGCCAGAACCGCCGACGAGTGATGAGAAAAAAACAGCGTTTTCTCAACTCTTTCTCCACTAGCTCCATAAGCCCCACTAGCTCCACGACAACATGCCGGCAGCGTACTACGTTGCCGGCATGTCTACCATCTGGACCCTTGAAGAACTCGACGCGCTGATAGCGGACTGGAAGGCAGCCTTGCTGGCTGTCGCCTCGGGCCGCGAATACACGATTAGCGGGCAAAGCGTCCGCCATCATTCGCTGCCTGAAATCCGCGAACAACTGGCGTACCTGCAGCGCGAACGGCAGTTGCTGCTTGCCGCGCAGTCAGGGCGTCCACGTCGCCCCGGGCCGCTCACCGTGCGGCCCGTCATCGCACGGGGGTAGCGGATGCCCGCCCTTCGTCCACATGCCCGCCGCCCGTTCAGGCGTTCTGCCTGTCAGGGCACTCGTGCCTCATTCGGTCCTTCGGTTGTCGGTCGTGCCTCCTCCCCGCTGGTTCCCGGCGTCGTGCAGCCTGTCTCGCGCGACGCCGGGGCCTTCAGGGGCACGCTGTCCAACTATCGGCCTTGGCGACCCAGCGTTGTGGCGGGCGGGCAGGAGCGCACCACCGCATCCACCCGGAGTGAGGACCTTGTCGCCAACGACTGGGCCGGGCGTTCCATGGTGGACACCATCACACTCAATGCGGTGGGGGCCAACGGTCTGTTTCCGCAGTCCACCATTCCGGCGGCGTTGCTGGGCCTTGACGAAGAGCAGGCGCGCGACATCGGCGACAGGATGGAGTCCATCTTCAGACTGTGGTGCGAGTCTGCCGGTCTTGAAGGGCAGCACTTCGCAGACCTTCAGTTCATGGGGCTGCGGTCAACGCTCGTCCACGGCGAGATGCTGCACATTCCGGTCATGGTGGATGCGACGAAGGAGGGGGGCTTTCTCGGTCTTCGCATGCAGCCCGTGCATCCGGAGAGGCTCTGCACCCCGTCCGACAAGCGCGCCATGCACAATATGCGTGACGGTGTGGAACTCGACCGACTTGGCAGGCCCTGCGCCCTGTGGGTAGCGGAACCTGCGCCGGACCTCTGGAGCGGTCGGCTTGGCTGGGGGGCACTTGGCAGCGACAGCTTCAGGCGTATTCCGCACAGGCTGTTCCACCGTCCGGGGGCGTTCCACTGCTTTCGCCGCACCAGCGAGGAGCAGTACCGGGGCGAGCCTATCCTCTCACCGGCGCTCAAGCTGTTCAGGCACTTGGCCGACAGCCTCGAATACGAGCTTATCGGGCAGATTGTGGCGGCGAGCTTTCCGCTGTTCATCAAGGTGGCCGACGGTACGCAGGGTGTCGAGGACTACCTCGGGCAGTTCCAGCAGGGACCCGGAGGGCAGGGCGGGCAAGAGCGCGTCTACCACCAGAGTTACGCCCCCGGGCAGGTGCTCTATGGCAACCCCGGCGACGACGTGAAGCCGCTCTCCAGCGACCGCCCCGGTGCCAACTGGACGGGCTTCGTCAACTTCGTGGTGCGGGCCATGGGCGCATCGGCGGGCATACCCTACGAGGCCCTGCTGAAAGACTTCTCCAAGACCAACTACTCCAGCGCCCGCGCGGCCCTGCTCGAGGCGTGGCGCGTCTACATGCTGTGGCGTCAGTGGCAGGCGCGTTCTTACTGCCAGCCCATCTACCGCATGGTCATCGAAGAGGCGTACCTGCGCGGCCTCATCTCCCTGCCCACGTCCGCCCCCGGCTTCTACGAGGCGTTGCCCCTCTGGACCGCCTCCATGTGGATAGGGCCGGGGCGCGGCTACATCGACCCCGTCAAGGAAGCCAAGGCCAACATCTCGCTCATCGAAAGCGGCCTTTCCACTTACGGCGAGATTCTCGGTGAACGGGGGCTTGCCGTGGAGGACGTCTGGGCGGCCCGTGGCTACGAGGACCGCCTCATGCAGCGCCTTGCGCCACGTCTTGCCGCACGTCTCGACGCCGCCAGTTCCGTGGCGGGCGCACCGGCGGAAGACGATGCCTTCCCGTCCGACGACGAAGGCGACGGAGACACCAACCACGACGATGCCGAGGAGGGCGACGATGCCGCAACTGCATGACCTTTTTGCCGAGCGCATGTGGGCCGCCATGCCCGAAGCCCTTGGACATTTCTTCTCGGCCTTTCGCCATGCCGACGCCTCCGGTGACCCCGGTCGTCCTCTCCCTGCCGATGCATCCCCCCCGCACGGCGAGGAGAGGGCGGCCACCTTCGGCGTGTCCGGAGGCGAAGAGCGCCCTTATGAACTGTGTGATGGCGTCGCCGTCATCCCGGTCATGGGCATGCTCACGCCCCGCCGAAGCTGGTCTTGGGGCTACGGATACACCACCGGCATGCTCGACCAGATTCGCCCGGCCATTGCCTCGGCCCTTGCCGACAGGGGCGTGCGCGCCATCCTGCTGGATGTGGCCAGCCCGGGCGGGACCGTGGCGGGCATGAAGGAGCTTGCCGACTACATCGGTGCCGAACGCGCCAAGGGCACGAAGCCCATGGCGGCGTATGCCAACGGACTCATGGCCAGTGCCGCCTACATGATCGGCTCGGCAACGGGGCGGGTGCTGGCACCTGCCACGGCCACCGTGGGCAGCATCGGCGTGATCTCGGTCTACGAGGACTGGTCCAAGTGGAACGAGAAGGCCGGCCTTTCCTACGCCTATCTGACAGCGGGCCAGTGGAAGGCCGTGGGCAACCCCGACACCCCCCTTGCCGACAACGAGCGTGCCTACCTGCAGGAACGGCTGACCGCTCTCTACAGACATTTCACCGACGGGGTGAGCGCGAGCATGGGACTCGACGCCGCGAACCTGACGACGTGGGCGGACGGCAAGGTCTTTGTCGCCTCCGAAGCGCCGCAGGGCCTCGTTACCGCCATCGTGGCCGACCGCGAAGCGGCCATAGCAACCCTTGCCAAGGAGATGACCATGGACAGGGCGACCCTTGCCAGCCAGCACCCCGAACTGCTGGCGTCCATCGAGCGCGAGGCCGCAGAGAAGGCCGTGGCTGCCGCTCGTACCCAGTTCGAAGAGAAGGCCACGACGGGCCTCGGAGACAAGCAGCAGGCGTGCCTTGCTGCGGTCAGGGCCGTGGCGGGCGACGAGGCCGCAAGCCGCGTACAGGCACTGCTCGAGCAGAACCTTTCCGCGTCGCAGATCGAAGCCGTGGCGTCGCTGCTGCCCAAGCCCGCAGCGCAGGCCACGACCGAAGCCCAGCCCCGGCATGAGGAACCGAGCGCCAGCCATGAGGAGCGCATCCTCGCTGGCATCGTCGGAGCCCACGCCGCGCCGCTTTCCGGCGTTCCCGGCAACCCCGGTGCGGAAACCCCTGCACAGTTCGGCCAGCGCATGGCCGGGCTGCTGACCCGATAGGAGCCGCCCATGAATGGTGTGACCACCTACGAGAAGACGTTCGTCCCGTTCCTCGGCGCGCATCCGCCGCTGATGGAATCCGTCACCATCGCATCATCGGGTACGGCGCGTGACCTCATGGCCGGTACCGTGCTCGCCGTCGTCACGGCGTCGGGCAAGCTCAAGGAATTCGCCCCCGGCGCGTCCGACGGCAGCCAGACCCCCACGCACATTCTCGCTGAAGATTGCAGCGTGCCCGCTTCGAGCGATCTCGTGGCGGTGGCCTACACCCACTGCGAAGCGCTCGACCGCGGGCTGGTGTGGCCGCAGGGCATCACGGCACCGCAGAAGGCCGCAGCCATCGCCGCGCTTCGTGATGCGGGCATCTTCGTGACCCTCAACCAGCCCGCCTAGGGAGAACCTTCATGGACTACTTCGACTTTCGCTACCTGACCGAGGCCGTACAGGTCATGCCCGGCCAGCCCGGGCTGCTGCAGAAGATCCTCTTCCGCGAGCGCATCTCCAACCCCGCGAAGATCCTCCAGTTCGACGCGGACCGCTTCAAGAACAAGGTCGTGCCGTACACCTCCGCCGTGAAGGGCGGGACCATCCTCGAGAACACGCGCCGTTCGACCTCCTTTCTGCAGTTCCCCAAGCTGCGGCCCAAGAAGCAGCTCGACCCCGAGAAGATCCTCGCCCGGCCTTCCGGCATGGCACCCTATGTGGCCGGAGGCCAGAGCCTGGAGCAGGCCGCGCAGAAGAACCTTGCCGTGGAACTGCAAGACCTGCGGCGTCGCCTCGACCTCACCGTGGAGAAGGCCTGCGCCGATGTGCTGCAGGGTGCCCTGACCATCCCCGAACTTGGTCTGGCCTACGACTTCGGCATGCCCGCCGAGCACAAGGTCACGCTCACCGGCACGGCGAAATGGTCGGATGCGGGCAGCGACCCCAACGCCGACCTCGAGGCGTGGACGAAGAAGACCAAGGACGCCACGGGCTACGCGCCTGACGTGCTCATTCTCGGCACTACGGCCTGCAACGCCTTCCTCTCGCACGCCAAGGTCAAGGAACGGCTCGACCTGCGCCGTGTCGAGGGCGGGCTTCTCGCCCCCGACTTCGCGGCGGACTTCAAGGGCTACTATGGCGGGCTTCAGGTCTACACCTACGGCGGCAGCTTCTTCGACGCCACCGACACCGCCCGCGAGATATGGCCCGCCAACAAGGTGGCGCTCTTCTCCTCCAAGGCCCGTGCCGTGCTCGAGTTCGGCCTCATCGAGGACCTCGATGCAGGCCCCGGCGGGGTGCAGGCCGAGTTCTTCTCCAAGATGTGGACCGAGCGCGACCCCTCCGTACTGTGGCTGCTGGGCGAGACCGACCCGCTGCCCGTCACCTATGAGCCTGCATCCATCGTCACCGCCGTGGTGGCCTAGGAGGGATCATGGCCAAGAGCGTGAAAGTGCGTCTGCTGTGCGCTGTGACCCACGGTTCCAAGGGAGGCCGCAAGGACTACGCCCCGGGCGATGTCGTGGCACTGCCCCCCGACCTTGCCGACGAGTTGCTGGAACAGGGTGCCGCCGAACCGGCAGACCGCATCCTGAAGCCGGTGGATACGCTCGAAGACCCGGCAGCCTCGCCGCAGGCCCAGCTTGGCAGCCTGCTTGACGACAAGGCCCGTAAGGACGCCTCGCCTGAATCGGGGACCGATTTCGGAGGGGCTGACGCGGGTGCCGATTCCGGGGCGGGATGCGGTGGCGATGACGCCGCCGGAGACACCCCCGAGGCCTGATGATGCTCGACCAGCTAGCCCTGTGGTGCGGCATCCAGTGCCGTGAACTGACGGAGAACTCTGTGTTCAAGTCCGCTCTTGCTGCCGTGTTCGCGTGGGTGGCCGGAATGCTGGGAGGGGTGGCCAACGTGTTGCCCTTCCTCGCCATTCTGCTGGTGCTCGACTACGTGCTGGGCTTTGTCCGCGCCTGCCGCATCAGGCGCATCAGCGGGGCCAAGATGCGCGCCGGCGCGTGGAAGTTCCTCTTCTACTTCGCCGCCGTGTTCGTGGTGGCCACCGTGGACGGCGCGCTCGGCAAGGCGTGGACGCTGTTCCATGTGCCCATGGGGGCGTTCTTCGTCTTCTACCTTTGCGTCAACGAGGCCATGAGCTGCCTCGACCACCTCAAGTTCTTCGGTGTGCCCATCCCGGAGTGGCTCTCCACCCGGCTGCGCGACTACCGCGAAACCATCTGTCCGCCCGCAGGCCGGGCGGCTTCAGGAACGAAGTGATGACCTACGACGTAGCATTCATGCGTGCCATGGAGTTCACGCTCCCGCGCGAGGGCGGCCTCTCCGATGATGCCGACGACCCGGGGGGCGTGACCAACCACGGCATAAGCCTGCGCTGGCTCCGCTCTCTCGGACAGCTTGAGGGTGATGTCGACGGTGATGGCGATGTGGACGCGGACGACATCCGGGGCCTCACCCCCGAACAGGCCACGGCCTTGTACCACCGTCACTTCTGGCTGCGGCCGGGCTTGCAGTCGCTGCCGCAGGGCATTGCCATCTGCCAGTTCGATGCGGGCGTGAACTGCGGCCTGACCCGGGCCGTCCGCATCCTGCAAGAGGCTCTTTGCGGCATGGGCCAGCCCGTGGCCGTGGACGGCATCTTCGGCGGCAAGACCTTCTCCGCCGTCATGTCGCTCTGCCGTCTTCCGTATGGCGAGCCGCGCCTTGCCACCGCCATGTGTCTTGGCCGCATCCGCTTCTATGTGGACCTCGCGGCTTCGCCCAAGCGCGCCAAGTACCTTCGCGGCTGGGTGAGCCGCGCAACCGACCTTGCCAGCCTCGTGGGCTGACACAGGCAGGAGGCCCCATGAAGAGATTCCGCACCCTGTTCCTCGTGCTCTCCGTGCTGCTGCTCGCCGCGTGCAGCGACTTCGAGAACAACGCCTACAACACGCTGGTCATCGCGGGCGAGACCTACGACGCCACCATGTCCGCCCTCGCAGACGCCCACGCCGGGGGCACTCTCGACGATGCGCAGTATGCCAAGGCCAAGGCCGTGGCCCGCATCTATCGGGGGGCCTTCCAGTCGGCGCGGATAGCCCTTGAGGAGTATGTGGCCAGCCCCGGCGACACGCAGCGCGACAGAGTCACGCAGATGCTGGTGGCCATGACGGGTCGCCTGTCCGAGTTGCTCGACTGCGCCCGTGGCATGGGCGTCGGCATCCACGACCTGAAGACGGGGCAGCCTGCCCCGGTGAAGGAGGAAGGCCATGTCTAAGGAAGTGCTTGTCACCGTGCTGCGGCTGGCCCTCACGCATGGCGTTCCCGCGGTGCTGGACGCCGTCGAACGCTGCAAGGGTGAGGTTACCGTGGAGAAGATCCGCCAGTTGGCCGACCTCGTGCCCGACCCGGACAGCTACGACAGGCCGGAGCGCTGACCATGGCCAAGGAACGCCTGATCAGTCTGGACAGCTACCACGCCAACACGGTGCTGGGTGGCCTGTCGCGTGACCTCGCAGCCCTTCCCAGAGGGCTTGATACCGTGGTCGTGCGTTCCCTGAACCGTGCCATCACCGCCATGCGTGAGGAAACGGCCAAGGGCATCCGCGAGGAATATGCCGTTCCCATGCGTGACGTGAAGGCCACCATGCGGGTGCAGCAGGCGAACCGTGGCCGCAAGGTGGCCAGCCTCACCGCACGTGGGCGCATGTCCATTCCCCTTATCCGCTGGAAGGCGAAGCAGACCAAGAAGGGCGTGACGGTCGCCATTCACAAGGGGGCAGGGCGCAGGCTCGTGGCCCATAAGCAGGGCAAGCCCGTGGCCAGCTTCATGGGCCGGGAACATGTGTTCGCACGGCCTGAACTGGCTGCACGCAATCAGGTCAGGCGTCTTTACGGGCCGTCCTTCCTGTCGATGCTCAAAAGGCCGGAGGTGCAGCTGGCACAGCAGGGCAGGGCGGTAGACGTATTCGAGAAGCGTGTCATCGCCGAAGCCAACCATCTACTTTCAAAGGTTGCGCCATGAGACTCGCAGACCGCGCCCGTCTTGATCAACGCCGCATCTTCGCTTCCGGCTTCACGGAGCCTGTGACCATCGCCTTCGCCAGTGGCGAGCAGGTGGCCACCAACGGCATCTGGTTCGAAGGGGCCGAACTGGTGGAGGCTGGCGACTACCTGCAGGTGAGCAGCAGCAAGCCCAGCATCGTGGTGCTTCGCAACGAACTGCCCGGCAAGCCCCGTGCGGAGGACGACCGGGTCTGCTTCTGCGACCAGTGGTTCACCGTGGCGGACTGCGAACCCCTGCACCCCGGCATGTGGCGCATACGCCTGCACAAGGAGTCTGCATGACCACGCGCAAGGCCATCGTCGACCATGTCGCCGCCTTGCTGCGGTCGGCGCTGGGGGATGCGGTCAAGGCCGTACACGCTTCGCGTGTGCGTCACATCCAGTCTGCCGACCTGCCCGCCGTGGGCGTCTACGCGCTCAAGGAGAAGGCCGACCACAAGGACACCTCGCCCCGGCGCTACGAGCGTTCGCTGACCCTCGCCGTCGAGGTCGTGGCAGAAGCCAACCGTGAACTCGACGCCATCCTCTACGACCGTGCCGACAGGATCGAACTTGCCCTCCTGGACGACCCGACCTTCGGCGGCCTTGTGGATGACAGCGAACTGGACGCCGTGGAGATATCCCTCGCCGAATCGGGGGAGCGTCTCATGGGGTGCGCCCGTATCGACTGCACCGTGACCTACGAGCGGCCCCTCGCAGATGCGCCGCTGGACGTCTTCGCCACCGGGGGCGTCAGCTGGGACCTCGTTTCACCTGCTGGCACCCCGGACGGCACTATCGACGCTCAAGACACCCTGACCCTGCCACAGGAGGCTCCCCATGCCCCACATCCCTGAGACCCTGCACATCAGACCACGCACCGGGCTTGTGGTGCGCGACCCCGCGACCATGCAGCCCCTGCCTGCCGAAGGCGCAGAGGTGCCGACCGATTCGCACTGGCTGCGCCGGCTGCAAGCGGGAGACGTGGTGCCCGTCACCGCCGGACCTTCCAAGCCCAGAAAGGGAGACTAGGCCATGACCATAGGATTCAACGAAGTACCCAACGCCATGCGTGTGCCGTTCGTCTATGTGGAGATAGACAACAGCAATGCCGTGTCGGGGCCTGCGCTCATGCCCTACCGCACACTGGTCTGCGGGCAGAAGCTGGCTGCGGGCGCGCAGGCACCGCTGGTGCCGGTGCGCGTCACCTCGGCACAGCAGGCCGTGGCACTGTTCGGTGCCGGTTCCATGCTGGCGCAGTCCTGCGCCACCTATCTGGCAGCCGACCCCACCACCGAGATGTACGCCATCGCCGTGGAGGATGCCCCCGCCGGGCAGGCTGCCACCGGCAAGGTGGCCCTCACCGGGGCCGCCACCGAAGGCGGCACGCTGGCCCTGTACATCGGGGGGCGTCGCATCCTCTGCGGTGTGACCTCGGGCCAGCAGGCGGCAGCCGTGGCCACGGCCCTTGCCGCCGCCATCAACGCCATGCCCGACTGCCCGTGCAACGCCAGCGCCACGGCGGGTGATGTGACCCTGACCTCTCGTCACAAGGGGCTTGCAGGCAACGGCATCGACGTGCGCCTGAACTACAATGGCGAATCCACGCCCGCCGGACTCATGGTGGCCATCACCGCCTTTACAGGCGGTACGGCCAGCCCCGACGTCGCGCCGCTCATCGCCGCCCTTGGTGATGCCCACTGGAACGTGCTGGTCTGGCCGTGGACCGATGCCGCAAGCCTGACCGCCATCGAAAGGGAACTGATGGACCGCTGGGGCGCGTTGCGCATGATCGAGGGCGTGGCCATCTCTGCCGCCACCGGAACCCATGCGGAACTCGGCACCCTCGGTGACGGGCGCAACAGCCAGCACCTCACCGTCATGCACTGCCACGGCGTGCCCACCCCCGCGTGGGAGGTGGCCGCCTCGACCGCTGCCGTGGCTGCCTACTACGGCAACATCGACCCCGCGCGCCCCTTCCAGACGCTGGAACTCAAGGGCGTGCTTCCGCCGGCGCAGAAGGACAGGTTCACGCAGCGCGAGAACAACCTGCTGCTGTTCGACGGCATCTCCACCTTCTACGTGGATGCCGGGGGCGCGGTGCGAGTGCAGCGACTCATCACCACCTACAAGACCAGCCCCAACGGGGCGGAAGACCCCAGCTACCTCGACCTCAACACCGTGCTCACGCTGGGCTACCTGCGGTACGACTTCCGCAACTACATCCTGCGCAAGTACCCGCGCCACAAGCTGGCGGATGACAACGCCCGCTTCGGGGCAGGGCAGCCCGTGATCACGCCCAAGGTCGGCAAGGCCGAGGCCTTCGCCCGCGCCCGAATGTGGGAGGAGATGGGCCTTGTGGAGAACGTGGACGTCTTCGCCCAGCAGGTCATCTGCGAGCGCAACCAGCGCGACCGCAACCGGCTGGACTGGATGCTGCCGCCCGATTTGGTCAACCAGTTTTGCGTTGGTGGCGTGAAGCTCTCATTCATTTTGTAACCAAAGGGGCTTCGGCATGGCCTGAAGCCCCGCCTACAAAGGAGCAGACCATGGCAGGCAATGCCCGCGCCGGACGCATCTACCTCAAGGTCGATGGCGTCCTTCAGGAGGCGAAAGGCGAGTTCTCGTACAACCTCGGCACCGACAAGCGAGAGGCCATCGTCGGGGCCGATGCGGTGCATGGCTACAAGTCGTCCGTGCAGGTGGCCTTCGTTGAGGGGGCCATCACCGACAGCATCACGCTCGACCTCAAGAGGCTCACGTCGCTCGACGGCGTCACCGTCACGCTCGAGTTGCACAACGGCAAGACCATCGTGCTGCGCGATGCGTGGTACGCGGGCGAGGGTACGGTGAAGACCGGCGAGGCGGAGATAGCCGTGCGCTTCGAGGGCAAGCAGGCCGAGGAGGTGCGCTGATGGAACGCCGCACGACCCTCAAGACCCCTCTGCAGAACGGCAGCGAGACCATCACCGAACTGGTGTTCCAAGGCCCGCTCAAGGGCAGGCACATGAAGGGGCTGCCCCTCGCGCTGTGCTACGACCACCTGCTT